TCTCAAGAGCTGGGGTTAGACGAGCCCACCTGGTGGAGTCGACCGCCCCGCAGATCGTGGCCGATTGCCTCTTTAGGCCTTGGCTAAACCAGATCTGTCAGCAGGGAGACTCTTACCTAGACCGTCACGGCAGCCCCTATCCCCTGATCGAGCGCACGGTGCATTCCGGCTCAAACATGATCCACCTGACCCGAGATGAGACGGCGGCTATCCGGTCCGGTACCGAGTACCGGCAGCTCATCGCCGCCTTTGGACAAATCCCGTGCTAGCGCTTCTCGAGCACGAAGAGGACAGACCAGGTGTCCTGACTGGGAGGGCGCCCCGTCATGAATTCCTCGGCATGGATGACCGAGAACTGCGGGGCAAAACGCTCTATGTCATCAAAGCCCAGGGGACGCATGACATGCAGCTCCTCGGCTGCTCCGTTGAACGTATAGCGGACCTCCACGCAGCCATCGTCCCTGACATGAGGGGTCGCAATTCTCCGGATACCGCCGCATTCCTTGACTCTAACTGAGGGGCCCATATGAGCGACCGCCGGTTGATACCAGACTTCGATAGCGAAGATTCCCCGTGGCACAAGATTCTGGCTGGTTACCTCGAACTGAGAGAGCAGTGCGGTATCAGTAATCTGGTAATTCATCACGTGAAACAGGGCCGTCGCGGAGCTGAATTGTCGTTCCGTGCGATGTTTCGTGATATCAGCGACGACACACGGGTGGGAACAATAAGAGGCAAGTTCTTTATCGGAATCGATGCCAAATACGTCAAAGCCCAGTTTCACAAGAGCTTTGCCGTGTTGCCCCGTTCCACAACCAAGATCGAGATTAACCTTCCCCCGCGCTATCAAAAATTGAGTTAGATAATCCGCTTCAGCCTCATAATTCTTATCTGCATAGAAAAGGTCGTAATAAGCGAACATGGCTACCTACACAATGAAAGCCGAGACGGGATATTTCGGTCCCACAATCGAATACGTCGAGCACGAGGGAGTGCTGCTGGCGATCATTATTCCCCATAACTACAAGAAAGACGGTATCGAATTCCTCACTAAACCAGAATATTCCCAGCAGTTAGGGATCATGAAGCGTCCCTCGGGCTATGTTATCGCCCCGCATATCCATACTGCCGTACCCAGAGAAGTCTCCTATACCCAGGAAGTCCTATTTATCCGCAAAGGACGCGTAGCAGTCGATTTCTATGACGAGTCTGGTTCCTACCTCAGCAATAGAACTCTTGAGACCGGCGACGTCATTCTCCTGGCCCGTGGTGGTCACGGATTTCTAATGCTGGAGGAAAGCGAGATTATTGAGGTCAAGCAAGGACCCTACACCGAGAACGATAAGAGACGGTTTTGATCCCAGTCAATCGGCCGCTCCTGGACGGCAATGAATCAGAGTACCTGCAGGAGTGTATTACCTCCGGCTGGGTGGGCTCTGAAGGACCGTTCGTTAAACGCTTTGAGGAAGCCTTCGCGGCCTACCTAGGAAGAAAATACGCCATAGCGGTCAGTAGCGGAACTGCGGCCCTGGATATCGCCGTATCGGCTCTCAGGCCAAGGTACCTGCGCCTACCCACGATGACGATTATCTCGTGCGTAAGGGAGCTCGAACGTCTAGAGATTCCCTACGACTTTGTCGATAGCGATCCGGATACCTGGAACATGACAGTCCCTGATGATCCGTTCATGGCGGTACACCTGTGGGGGTTACCGGTAGATATATCTGAGCGAAGCCCTCTTATTGAGGACTGCTCACAGATGCTGGGGCAAACCTACTACGGGAAGAAGTGCGGGACTCTAGGGTCTGTCAGCACGTTCAGCTTTTACCCCAACAAGCTCATTACCTGCGGCGAGGGCGGGATGCTCGCGACCGATGACGAATGGATCGCGCGTGAGTGCCGGAGTCTGCGGGATCTTTATCATGGCCCACGCTTCCACCACGCCCGGCTCGGATTTAACTATCGCATGAGTAACCTACAGGCTGCCGTGGGACTTGCTCAGCTCGAAGGAATCGATCGAAAGATCCGGCGCAAAAGACAGATAGGAGAGCGCTATAATCAGGGACTGAAGGGCCTCAATGTCCAGCTTCCTCAGGCACGCACCCCCTATGCGGAGAATCTCTATTGGGTTTATCCGGTCGTGACCGATCGGCCGATGGCGACAGCACTGAAAAAGCAGGGTATCGAGACACGGCCTTTCTTCTATCCCTTGCACCTGCAGCCGTGTCTGAACGGTGTCGGCTCGTTCCCAGTGGCGGAATATCTCTCGAGTTCAGGGCTTTATCTGCCTTCAGGGAACGGCACCACGGATGAGGAAATAGACCAAGTCATAGCCGCCGTGAGAGCGAATGCATGAAAGTCGCCTTTATTACCCCTCCCTGCCAGCCCACAGATGGGGGTGTATATAGCTTCGCGCATACAGCCCTCGAAGGACTCAAGGCAGTAGAGACGCAGCACGAGTTCGAATATGTAGAACTCGGAGGCAAGATCGATGCGGACTTCGCCTGGTTTCTAACCCCGCATTGGCAGCAGGTTAATTGCCCCTTTGCGATTACGGTGTGGGACCTGGGACACAGAGTATTACCAGAGTTCCCTGAAGTCTCGCTCTCTGGATGGACTTTCGATCAAAGAGAGTCTTTCTATAGCCACGTGCTCACGAGAGCGACTCTTGTTGTGACAGGTAACGAGGCCGGTCGTAGGCAAATCAGAAGATATTATTCTGTCGATGAGCAGCGAATTGTGATCAATCCGCTGCCGTTATCTTCTGCGCTGGCAAAGGCCAAGTCCTCGGGCGTCAGTGAGACCTATAAACCTTACTTGCTCTATCCGGCTCAGTTCTGGCCTCACAAGAATCACGTGATGATTCTGGACGCAATGAAGCGATTACCTGACTTCAAGGTGATATTTACTGGAGCCGACAAGGGTAATCAGGGCTATGTAGAGCAATACGCCCAAAAGCTTGGATTGACTCAGCAGGTCATATTCAAGGGATTCGTGCCCATAGAGGAACTGAAGGGATTATATGAGAATGCGCACGCGATGGTGTTTGCCTCACTCCTGGGCCCGGACAATCTTCCGCCAGTTGAGGCTCTGTCGCTAGGCTGTCCTGTCCTCTGCTATGACTACGATGGAGCCCGTGAGGATTTGTCTCCGTATGTAGATCACTTCATTGACGCTGAAGAGATAGCAGAATTTGTTATCAATGAAGAGATAGCAGAATTTGTTATCAATCCAATGAAACACAATCTATCTACTTATCAGCCCCCTACGGCCAATAGTTATGCGTCAAGAATCGTTGAAGAATTAGATGATTTCTCTTCCACCAGAAAGCTCTGGGATAGAAACTACGTGCATTTATGAGGCTGGCGGAGTACGGCTATCGGGTCACGTCTCAGTATGATGAAGACGGGATCATTCAATACCTGGTCAATCAGGTGCCCATCGAGCACAAGACGTTCATTGAGTTCGGGGTGGATAAGTTCGATGAGTCCAACTGTCGCTACTTACTCGGAGTAGACGATTGGACCGGCCTGGTGATGGACTCCAGCCCCTATAATACCGCCTATATCAATCGCAGGTATGGGCTCGAGGCTAAGTGCGCCTTTGTCACGGCAGAGAACATCAATGATCTGATCAAAGAGACTCCGGCCGATCTCATCTCGATAGATATCGACGGGATGGATTACTTCGTCTGGGAAGCGATAGAGATGAGGCCCTCGATCGTGATCTGTGAGTTTAATCCCTTCTATGGGTCGAGACCCGTCACGACGCCTTATGAGCCGAAGTTTGATCGATTCAAGGCTTATGCCCACGGGAAATATCACGGCGCTTCATTGAGTGCCCTATGTGTTCTGGCGAAGCAGAAAGGCTACAGCTTCTTGGGAACCAATAGTGCTGCTCATAATGCATTCTTCGTGCTCTCTGAGATGCTAGGAAATCTGGAGGAGGCCGATCCACTGGAAGTGGAGCAGACTTCTATTTGCACGGCCTATGGTAAAAACAATCCGGCTTATTCTTATCAGGACATTCGCGTAATGATTCGAGGGCTTTCAGTGGTTAACGTGGTAACTCAAGAGATGGAGAAACTGTGAAGAGTAATGACATTTATGTAGCGGCTTACCCTAAGTCAGGGATCACCTGGCTCAGTTTCCTATTAGCCACCGCTCGCCTGCGCTACAACAATATGGCGATGCTGCCGACGTTCTATAACATCGATTGGTTAGTGATCGATAGCCACAAGATGGGGGAACTTGAGTACGCCAATATCTGGAATGACGGCATGGGGAACTTCATCAAGACGCACGCTCACGTTCCTGCCGCTAACGCGATTTATCTGCTCAGAAACCCCTATGACACGCTCAAGAGCTATTACCACTTCGAGAAACGGGTCGGGGGAGCCAAGGATATTGATTCATTTCTCAAAGTGAGGTGCTCACAGTGGTGTGATCACGTTAGAAACTGGCTGATCGATAGCCGCTACTATTCCCAATCGCTTTATCTGATCGAGTACGAGAACTTAAGCTCAGCCAGCGTCTGTGCTCTTGGGATGATGCTGGGATTTAACTGGAGACTGGGGGATAACTCCAAGATCTGCGATCGCAAGAGCATGCGAGATAGTGAGCTGTGGTTTGCCAAGAACAATCCGGTTTATGCGCGTTACGAGATCGACTTCGTGCGGGAAGGCAATAAACGTGAGGTGGAGGGGTTTGAGGCATATCGGGAGTTCATCGAGGAATGCTGTGGGGCGGTCTATCGTTGTGCTCGTGGACAAGTCCCGTCTTTAACGCTATCGTAGGACTTACGGAGGGGTTCATTGCCAGAACGTCATAAAGGTGAGCCTTTAAATCAGTTCATCTCGCGCTTTGCCAAGAGCAAGCGTGAGCGCAAGCAATTCCCAAAGGTCAAGCAGAGAATTGCTGTGGCCTATAGCGAAGCCCGAAGAGGTGCCCGTGGCTAAGATGGTCCTGGCGCCTCACTTCTCTGCCCTCTCTGCCCAAAAGCAGGGCGCCAAAACGGCCAAAGTCGCCGCCCAGACGAAAGCCGAGGAACGATCCACCCGAGATAAGATCCTCCATCGTCGCAAGAGGCACTGACATGGCCGATAAAACCGCAGCCCATATCAAAGAAAAGGGCCACATGCCCGATAAGAACGAAGATCCAGGCACCGAGCATTGCCCACATTGCGCCGATCACCACGCTCGCCTTTCTGCGGTAGAGGCCCACCTGGGTATGGCCACTGAGCATGGAGTCGCTGCCGAGGAAACCGGGGCACACAAGGAAAAGAAGCCCAGCTATACGAGAAAGCGCCATTAATGAGACCGCAGCCGATGCGCACGAGCCGCGGGGCTCGTTTTGCAGGAGAGACGCTCGAGCATGTACCCGGCAATGAAAAGATCAGGCCTCTCAGAGATCAGATCATTGTCGCGCCCCTGGAAGTCGTCTATTCCCGCTATATCTATGTCGGCCAGAACCATAAACCGTTGCGTGGCAAGGTTTTAGCAGTAGGACCTGGCTGTTATCCGAAAGTCTATGACCACCCGGAAAAGCACAAAAGAACCAAAATGTGGGAAAGTAAGGCTTTCCGTCCCACCGAAGTTAGAGCCGGAGACACAGTGGAGCTCGGAGGCTCAGAAATCGAAGGATATGCTTTCGAGCAGTTCTGGTGGGGAGATGAATTATGTCTTATCTGTCGGGAAGCCGACGTGTGCTTCGTTTCCTGAATACTGGATTCGGGGCCAACTCCTAGGAGTCACCCGCTTCGCCGACGGAAGCTTCGATATAGAGCTCTTCGGCGACCCGAACGAGACACCCGATAAGCTTCACTTCGATAACGGCTGGGATACCCAAGCCTTCGTCAGCTGGTGGTACTGCATAGAGCAACGCGAATGGTACCCGAGCGCCTAAATGGCTATACGTAAAAGGCTCTATCACCCCGAAGAGGTGAGAGCAAAGATCAGAACCAGTCAGCTCGTTAACCGCCTGAATGCATTCGTAAATGGTAAAATCGAGCTTTCTCCCCATCAAGTCAGTGCCGCATTAGGCCTGATCAAGAAAACCATGCCAGATCTACAAGCCATAGATCTGACAGCCAAGGGAGACGCCAGCCATCCCCTGGTGGTCAGTCACATCGATGGCGCCCTTTAAGCTCACTCCCAAGCAGGAACACGCTAATGCGCTTTTAGCCAGCTTAGCCACCCATATCATGCTGGCCGGAGGGTCCAGATCCGGTAAGACCTTGCTGCTCATCAGAGCCATGGTGATTAGGGCCCTGAAGGCTCCAGGCTCTAGGCACGCTGTATTGAGATTCCGGTTCGGTCACGTCAAGCAATCGATAGTGCATGACACGTTCCCCAAGGTGATGGGCCTGTGCTTTCCGCAGGTGAAACATGAAATCAACCGCTCTGACTGGTTCGCAACGCTACCTGGCGGCTCTGAAATCTGGTTCGGAGGACTGGACGACAAAGAAAGGACTGAAAAGATTCTCGGCACTGAATTCGCGACGATCTTCTTCAACGAATGTAGTCAGATTCCCTACGCCTCCCGGAACATGGCTCTCACGCGTCTGGCGCAGCTGGTTCAGGACTCGGTAACCAAGAAGCCCTTAGCCCTCAAAGCCTATTACGACGAGAATCCTCCGGATAAGGGCCATTGGAGCTATAAGCTTTTTAAGCTCAAGCAGGACCCAGAGACCAAGCGTCAGCTGGAGAGCCCAGAGGACTATGGTTATGACAGGTTGAACCCCAAGGATAACGAAGAGAATCTCTCGCCCGATTACCTAAAGACGCTGGAGTCTCTCCCCCCGCGGCTGCGTAAGCGGTTCTTAGAGGGCGAATTCCGCGATGCGGCGCCCAATGCGCTCTTTACCGATGAGACGCTCGATCGCTGGCGTCTTATCGATAGCGATATCCCTCAAATGCTCAGGATCGTGGTGGCCATAGATCCTTCGGGGGCAGACGATGAAGAAAACATCGATAACGATGAAATCGGGATTGTGGTCTGCGGACTGGGCATCGATGGTAACGGATACGTCCTTGAGGACCTCACTTGTAAAGTGGGTCCAGCCCATTGGGGTCGTATTGCTACCCAAGCGTATGAGCGTCACAGCGCTGACCGCATTGTCGGGGAAGTTAATTTCGGAGGGGCAATGGTCAAAGCTGTTATCCATTCTGCGCGACCACGAACCCCTTTCCGGGCGGTGACGGCTTCCCGAGGAAAGGTAGTACGGGCCGAGCCCATGTCGGCTCTGTGCGATCTGGGCAAGATCAGAATGGCCGGGATATTCAGGGATCTAGAGGACGAACTAACCGGGTTCACTACCCACGGCTATATGGGCGATCACAGCCCTAACCGTGCGGATGCCATGGTTTGGGGAATGTCAGATCTTTTCCCAGAACTCACTAAGTTCAAAGAGAAGCCCGAGGTTGTAGTACAGCCGACGGTCTATCGACCGAGTAAGACCGCCTGGATGAGGAACATGGGCTAATGACCAGAGACCCAGAATTCGACGCGATCTCAGAGCGCGATATCTTCGATGAAGCCCGAGATAGGCTCGAGATCGCTATCAGCGCCGAGAGCGATAACCGTAATGGGGCTAAAGAGGATCTGAAGTTCAAAGAGGGTGATCAATGGGACGATGAGCCTGTCACGACGCTATCCATGGAGACCCCGGAGCTGGTGATTAACTTCACGGACGCTCTGGTGCGTCGCGTGGTCAATAACATGAAGCAGCAGCGTCCCCGCGGGAAGTGCCACCCCGTAGGGGATGGTGCTCAGATCGAGACAGCTGAAGTAATCAACGGCATCGGCAGGCACGTCGAATATCGGTCCGAGGCCTCGGTCGCCTATGACACGGCAGGCGATATGGCGGTCGCCTGCGGCTGGGGCTATGCCCGCCTGGTTGCTGAGTATGTAGCAGCCAATTCCTTCGAGAAGGACTTAAGAATCCTTCCGATCAGGAACATATTCACCGTTTACATGGACCCGGCTGCTTTGATGCCGACCGCCTGTGATGCGGACTGGTGCCTGATTACGATCGTGATGAAGCGGACGGAGTACAAGAGGCTCTATCCGAATGCCGATAACAAGGCCTGGAGTGATACCGGTCGGGATGAATGGCGCCATAACTGGGAGGACAAGGAAGAGATTCGCTTAGCCGAGTACTTCCGTATCCGGGAAAAGGAAGAAAAGCTCTTTGAGCTCACGAACGCTCAGGGCAAGAAGTTCACGCGCTTTGAGTCCGAGCTGCCAGACCCTGAGACCTTGGCCAACGCTCAGCTGACGGTCACCCAGGAGAGGGAGGGCTCACGCAGGCGGGTAGAGTGGTTCCGGCTCAATGGAACCAAGGTCGTTGATCGAGAGATCCTGCCCGGGACCTTTATCCCGGTGGTCCGCTGCGAGGGTAATGCAGTCGATATCGATGGCAAGGTCGTGCGCCGCGGAATGGTTCGCATGATGCAGGACCCCCAGCGCATGGTGAACTATGGGGAGGTGGCAAAGATTCGCCGGCTCGGATTAACCCCACAGGCGCCCTGGGTAGGGGCCGAGGGCCAGTTCGACGGCCATCCAGAGTGGGATAATGCGAACCAGCAGCCTTTCGCCAAGCTGATCTATAAGCCCGTCACAATCCAGACAGAGCAGGGCGAGGTGTTATTGCCTCCTCCCCAGAGGCAGCAACCGGCTCAGCTAGAAGCAGGATTTAGCGAATTTACCCAGCAGATGCGCTCTAACCTGCTAGCCATAGCGGGTATGCCCAATGAGCCGGGGCAAGACGAACAGGGACAGGTCGTCTCGGGCAGAGCGATCCAGAAACGCCAGAAGCTCTCGGATCAGTCTCACTTTCAGTATTACGATAACCAGACTCTGATGATCGCTCAGCTCTGGCGCATCATGCTGGAATATATCCCCGTGATCTATGTCGAGCCGGGCCGGCTCCAGAGGGTCATCGGGGAGGACGGGGTCCCCGAGATGGCGACGCTGAATAAAAAGACCATGGAGGGGGATACCCAGGTCATCAAGAACAATGTTCTTGTGGGTCGATATGACGTGGTCATGGATACCGGCCCCGGCTACGACACGAAGCGGGAAGAGGGCGCCGATACCTTGCTGGGGATGCTCCAGTCGCCTCCGGTTGCGGAAACACTGATGAAGATCGCTCCCGATCTCATATTCCGCTCGATAGACCACCCCTATATGCAGGAGATCGCTGATCGGTTCTCTGCCATGACGCCGGATGGGTTGAAGCAGGTCATGAGCGAACTGCCGGAGCGGGCTAAATCGGTGGTTCAGTCCCTGGCGAATGAGAACGCTCAGCTCAAGCAGGCTCTGCAGGCGGCTCAATCAGGTATCACCAAGGCCCACCTGGCTGCGACCGTGAAGGCTCACGATACGGAAGTGAGGGCCAAGACCGCTAAGGAAGATCGGGAGCTGCAGGCAGGCGTAGACGTCTTTATCGAGGCTATGAAGCACGGGCATGAGATCAAGCTGGCCGATAAACAGGCCGAACAACTGGTGAAGGAAGGACAGGGAAATGGCTCAAACGGTACTGGACAGTAATGACCTTGATGCGATCATCGCGGACGCGACGGGGGAAGCGCCTCAAGAAGCTGATAAGCCGAAGGAGGAGCCAAAAGTAGAGGCCAAGACCGAGCCTAAAGAAGAGTCGGACGACCTGGAGGGTGAAGATGGCCTGACTCCCCGCCAGAAGCGGGAACTAACGGCCAAGATGCAGACAGCGATCGGAAAGAAGCACCGAGCCCTCAAGGACGCCGAGGAGTTCGCGACCGAACAGTACAACGAGCGGCGCCTAGCCGAAGAGCGGGCACAGACTCTGACCGCTCAGCTTGAAGAGATTCGTAAGCAGAATGTTCCACGTGAAACATTGCCGGTCGAGCCCAAGCGTGAGAACTTCAAGACTGATGCCGAATACGCCGATGCTCTCATTGATTACCGGGTGGACAGGAAGCTCAAGGCAAAAGCGGAGGCTGATGAGAAGCTCGCCGCTGAACGTCGACAAGAAGAGATCCTAGCCACCGCTAAAGGCCGTATTGCGCAGGCGATCGAGTTGGTTCCCGACTTCGTCGAGGTCACGGAGGCTGTTGACTGGCCGACTCCTCCTGCCATAGCCGGCTACATGCAAGAGTCCGATATGTTTGCCGAGCTTGGCTATTACCTAGCTCAGCATAGTGATGAGCGTTCTCGCCTCGAGAAACTATCACCGCAACGACAATTAGTTGAAATCGGTAAAATTGAGAGTAAGCTAGAGCCATTCTCAGCCAAAACTGAGAAAGTCAAGCTAAACGGCTCTGAGAAGCCGAGTCAGGGAAACGGCGCACTGCCGAGTGAGACGGTGGAAACACCGAGCCAGCCCCGTACAGCGCCCGTTATCAAGCCGCTGAGTTCAGGTAGCGCGATCCAAGTCGAGAAGGCCCCTCACGAGCGTAACTACGCCGAGGAAAAGGCCGCTTGGCAAAGAAAGCAGCACGTGAACCTAGCTAAGCGATCCAGGCACTGACGGGAGGAAAGATCCGTGCTTGGAGTGAACTCGCTTGGCAAATCAATTACTTACGATCAGCATGATTACGAATCGAGCACTGCCGGTGCTCGCGAATACGTGTGTACTGACCGATAAGTTCAACCGGCAATATGACAAAGAATTCGGTGTAAAGGGCCGCAAGATCGGCGCCACCTGTAACGTCAGGTTGCCGCCTCGATATCTGGGCACCTTCGGGCCGGCTCTGAACGTTGAGCCGAGCACTGAGAACTACGTTCCCGTGTCGATACTTTATCAGTATCACGTGGACGTTCAGTTCAACACGATTAACATGCTGCTCGACATTGATGAGTTCGAGGAGCGCTTTATCAATCCGGCCTGTATCGCAGTCGGTAACCGTATCGATAGCGATGGGGCCTACTTCGGCTACCAGAATACCGGGAACCGCCTAGGAACTCCTGGAACCGCTCCCGTATCGTACCTGGCCTTTGCCCAGGCACGAGCGATCCTGGCCTCCGAGGGTATGCCCAAGGGCCTGATGCCCACCACGGTTCTGCATCCTCTGGCCAATGCCTCGATGTCGGATAGCTTCAAGGGACTTTATAACCCGCAGGTCGATATCTCGGATATCTACGAGACCGGCATGATTGCCGGCAAGACCGCGGGGGCCGATTGGTTCGAAGATCCGAATATTGCTGCTTACAGCACCGGCTCTCTCCTGGGAACTCCGGTTCTGGCAGGCGGAACCTCGGCTGCGGGTGGAACCGCTCTGATCACCTCGGGCTACGCGCAGACTGGAACTCTGGAGCTCTCAGGGCTCACGAGCAATTCGGCTGCTTGCTATGTCGGGGATACGATTCAGATCCTTGGCGTCTATCCGGTCAATCCTCAGTCACGAGGTCGATACGGCAATACGCTCAAACAGTTCGTGGTTCTCCCTCCGGGCGGCTACGCGCAGATGACCGGCTCAGCCTCTCCGGGCGGGCCGCAGTTCAATAGCGCTACGCTGCATAACGGCCTCTTCAACGCCACCACGGGACTCTATACGGCCACCGCAGGCGGTCTACTGACCGTCACGATCGGCGAGTGCCTGATCTCAGGAGGCCAGTTCCAGAACGTGAGTGCCGCTCCGGTCTCACCCTACACCGTGACGCTGAACGGCGGGACGACCTTGGCGACCAGCTCAACGGAGAACCTCTACTTTCACCGAGACGCCTTTGCTCTGGCCTTCGTGGATCTCCCTCTTCCACGAACGGCTGTCGAGGCCTCACGTGCATACGATGAGGATCTCGGTCTTTCTATCCGCGTTGCTACTCAGTATACGATCAACAACGATGCCGAACCGACCCGTATGGACGTGGCTTACGGTTTCGGCTCCTTGTATCGCTCGCTGGGTGCCCGAGTCTCGGGTTAGGAGAAAACTAGATGGCATTTCCTTCAGTCACTAACGTCGATGGCTCAAATCCGGGCCCGAACAGCACGGTACTGCCAGATACCGTCCAGATGCCGACCGGCAATATCTGGAAAAGCGGGGTTTTTAACCTCACGCTGGCTCCGGTAACGATCGCCTCCTCTACTACGGCCGAGCAGACCTTTGCTGCCACTGGCATTGGGCTGATCACGACCGATTGGGTTTGGGTCACTTCGAGCCAGACCAATAACGGGGTCGGTATCGTCAATGCTCGGGTATCCGCCTACGACACGCTGAATATCACTTGGGTCAACCCTCAGCCGACCGCAGGCACTCCGAGCACGACCGCAAGCTATAGCGTGTTCGTGGTCCGAGTGCAACCGAACTGGGTCAAGCCCTCATCGGGTAATCAGCTTGACTGGTAACGATTGTCCCTACAAAGGGCATGTATTTTTCGCGACTCCGGCATATGACTCGAACGTCTGTGTTGAATATGTAAGTTCCATGATCATGTCCGGGATGCTGCTCACGAAGTCCGGCGTGAACATGGAGCACAATATTCATTGCGGAAACTACGACCTGGGTCACGCCAGGAATGCCCTGGTGGAATCGTTCTTGGAGTCAGATGCCACGGACTTGATCTTTGTGGATTCAGACGTGGGTTTCGATGCCAAGGTGCTGCCGAGAATCTTGCTATCGGACAAGCTCGTCGTTGGTGGATTGGTCCCAAAGCGGGACCGTCTGCAGGACGACGTCTATCACATGAATGCGATCACGGGGGTAATCGAAGGCAGCTTGATGCAGTCGGTTGAGCTACCCACGGCCTTCATGCGGATCAAGCGCGAGACCTTCGCGAAGCTCAAAAAGCCTTATTTCAAGCTCAATTCCAGTGATTCGGCCAAGGGTGAGGATATCTATTTCTGTCGCAAGCTGATCGCTGCGGGTGAGTTTTGCTGGATCGATGCCGACATTAACTTCACCCATCGCGGTACCAAGGGCTGGACAGGTAATTTCTACGAGCACGCGGTTAAGAGTGGTCTTTTAACCACGCCGGAGCCGAAAGTATCGGTCAAACCCTACTTGGGGATGCCGCTGGGTAACGGGGCAGAACACAGGATCTAATCATGGCTAATCCGTCAACCTTATCGCGTGGAAACATTATTGGGCAGTGGGGCCTAGCGGTCACTCTATCGCCGGCCACGTGCTCTGCGACCACGACCACGCTTCAGACCTTTACGATTCCAGGGCTAGCATTGGGGGATATCGTATCGGTGACGACCAGCGTGCCGATTGCTTATGGACTCGGGATCGTCAATTCACGCGTGACGGCGGTCAATTCGCTTCAGATCGAGTACCTGAATACGACCGCTCTGACCCTGACTCCGGCTACGAATACCATCTATGAGCTGGTAGTGACGCGGCCAGAGAATCTGGTCAACAACGTGTCGAATCTCACGCAGATCACCTGATTATGTATGTCGTCAAAGCGACAACTGGGAGCGGCACGCCCGCGTTAAATCCGATCGGTGGGGGTCGTGACGTCGATATTCACGGGGTCATAGCGACCTCGGCCGAGACAGGGCCTTACTTCGTTAAATTCTGGTGGGGCACGAGCCAAAGCGCCTCGCCGATTCCGTCTATTGGCACTACTGTGCCAAATTTTACTATGGCGATTACGACCGCGGCCCCGGGCTTCGTGTGCTCTATCCCGATTCACGCGATCGCGCCAGTCTATTGGGCAGCCACAGGGAATGCCGGAGATACGGACGATACGGCTCTGGCCGGCGGGGACGTGATCAATATTCTTTTGGGGTAAACCTAAATGGCCGCTTTTAACAAGTTTCAGCCCTTCGCGGCCAATATGCCCAACGGGCTGTTTAATCTCGCTTCAGATACCGTGAAGGTAGCTCTGACCGATACCGCCCCGCTCAATACGTATAGCCAGTTCTCGAGCTTGAGTGAGATCTCAGCGGCGAACGGTTATGCGGCCGGCGGGGCCACCGTCACCACGACGAGCTCGACCCAGACCGGCGGGACTTATAAGTACATCGGCGCGTGTGCGAATCCGACCTGGACGGCCTCGGGCGGTTCGATCGCTCAGTTCCGATATATCGTGATTTATGATGCGACGCCTGCTAATAAGTATCTGATCGGCTGGTGGGACTACGGATCAGAGGTGAATCTGTCCTCGGGCAACACCTTTTACGTGCAGTTAGACGCGACGAACGGTGTGATCCAGTTTGCCTAAATGTCGACAATCACTATCGGCTTTACGGCAGGTCCTCTACAGCTTCAGGCCTCACGGGGACTGTTCTCTCTAGAAAGCCCGTCGGCAGCGTTCTTTAAGCAGACGGGCTCGGGTGGTGGACCGCTTGCGGTAGTTACCGCATCTCTCCCCAATGCTCTCGTTGGACAATTCTATAGTGCGTCTTTGTCTGCTAGCGGAGGGGTATCCCCTTACAGCTGGAATATCGTCACAGCGACTCCTAATGCGGATATGTGGCTGCGCTGTGGGAATAGCGCCCTCTACGGTATCCCGCAGCTCAATGAGACTGAATCCGTCACGCTCCAGGTGACAGATTCCCTAGGAACCACCGCTCAGGCGAACTTGAACCTGGTGGTAGGCGTCACCGGCGCTCTTTCAATCGTCACGCCCAGCGGACAGGCGACCTATTACCAGCCGACAGCGGTAGTCGGCACGCTCTTTTCCCAGAGGATGCTGGCCTCGGGAGGAAATCCCCCTTACTACTGGAGCTTTACCGGACCGGCCTTTGCCACCATCGGGTCGGTTACCTCGACTAACTATGCGCTCCCCCAAAGCGGGTGGCTCTCGTGTGCGGCTATCGCGGCCGGAGCCGATACCTTTAATGTCCAGGTGACAGACAACAATGGGACCGTCGTTACCCAGAGCGTACAGGTTACGCACCAGAGTACCGGGATCACTTTCTATCCGGTCGATCTCACGGGAACTCCCGTCGTCAATCTCCCGGACGCCTTTGCCTCTACCTCCTACCTATACCAGCTCAAGGTAGCCGGCGGCAGCGGATCGGGCCGGGTGTTCTCGATCGCCTCGGGATCTCTTCCCTCTGGGCTAGCTCTGTCCTCTTCTGGAGCGATCAGCGGGGCGCCGTCATTTTCAGGATCGATTTCGACCTGCCAGGTCAAGTGCGTCGATAGCGCGAGTAATAGCACGACTATCCCGCTCTACCTGAACGTAGGCTCACTCAATAAGGTCTCAAGGCCGGCCTACAACACGGGAACCGGATTCTTCGTCGATAGCAATGGGTACTTTCGTGATCCGAACGGTTATCTGTACCAGTTCAGGGGGATGGATCGAGCGCATTACAATTCAGCTAATTGGTCGAGTACGGCCAGCGGGGCTCTAGCCTATCCCGGAGTTGCGAGAACGAATTATTTTAATCTCGGACTGACTCCTGCCGGGATTATGGCGAACGCCCTAGCGCAGAATATCAATAACTACATTCTGCCCGTCTTTATGTATGGCTACTTTCCTGATGGCACAGGAACCAGCGGTAATACCAGCCTGGTGGAGTTTGCTGCCTGTCTGACCGACTGGATCAATGCCTTTTCCTCGTTCAGTGCCTATCAGAATGAAATTGTTATTAATGTCGCCAATGAATGGGGCTCTCAGACCTCATCGGACCCCGTCTGGGCGAATGCCTACTTAGGAGTATTCGCCAATATCTCGGCTATCTCGGGCACCACGATCACCGTTAGTACGGTCTCTGCGACCAATCCCTTCGCGAGCTGCCAGGTGGCCTATATCCTCAATGCGGGGGGAATCACAAGCCAGGTCGTGAATCTGTCGACGCCGGCCGGATCGTCAGGTGCCTGGACGGTACAGAGCTCGGTATCGCTCTCGGGCTATACCAGCGGTGGAACCCTGAACGGTGGGGCGATTGGAGCCCTTAGGTCCGCAGGCTATACGTGCCCGATTCTGATCGACGCGAATGCCTCAGGAGAAGACCCCTACGGACTTATTAATTACGGGCAGAGCCTGACGGCTTCCGACCCGCAGAAGAATATTGTCCTGGCGCATCACTCTTACCACTGCCCCCTCCCGTATCAAGGAACGATCGGAAGCGTAGCCCAGGGTACTACGACGACCCTGACGCTCTCGAATAACACCACTTCTCACCCCTTGGCCCCATTCGGGGGAACCACCCAGTTTGCTAATACGCTCTATATCTCTGGGGCACTCGGATTGACGCAGCTCAATGGAGCCCAGAGCGCGAGCGGTACGATTTCAGGATCTCCAGGGGCTTGGATTGTCAAGCTCAACGTCGATAGCACTGCGTGGAGCGGGTCCTATACCGCCAATAGCGCGACTATTGTGCTCGATGCCACCACGGGCCAGAACATTGACTATCGCATTTTGTATCCCAAGTTCGCCGCTCTGCGATCTAGCGGAGTGTGTGTGGCGATCATGGAGAGTGGACCCGGAAATCAGACCGGATCACTAACCAGTACGAGTACTTGGAACGATAACCAATGGACGACGCCTAGCCAGGTCATATCCACCGCAGAAGCCAATGGTCTGCCGTGGGTTGAATGGGCTTGGGACGATCACAATGCGGTTATTACCAGTCCCGCGGCTTTTGCCAATAACTCGTTCTCGATGACCTTCGGTAATAACGGGGTCTATACCGCCCCGTCTAACCTGACGGCCTTTGGTTTAGATATCGTCGGAAACCCCCGCTATGGCTTATGGGCCTTGGCACAGCCAGCGCCTTACTTCCTGCCGCAATCGTCCCCATTATCTCTACCCACAGTGACCGCTGGAGACAATATATTTGCGTTTCTTGGATCGTTTAAAGCTCCGTCCGTATTTACAGGTGGGATCGGTTTCCGTGGAGGAATGAACGTCAGCAATGGCACGCTCTACATGACGGGTGAGTATGTCAATCCATTGAACGTAAATCAGTACATTCCCGGCATGGGATCAATGCTGCTCCCGACTCTGACTCCAGTAACGCCGGCTCTCGATGGCTCTAATTGGCCGACTCCAACGACTTTTTCCGCTCCTGTTCGGCCCATCATCACTCCGGGGTCGAGCTGGACTCCAGATTATCCCTGGGGACAAGCCAGCGGGGACTATATCTGCGGCTCGTTGGTCTACAACGGAAACATGTATTTGACCGGAGCGCCATTCTATGACTCGGTTAATAACGCCACCTTGGGCTGGATCGTTCAATCTAATCTGGCTAATACAACCTGGGGACCAGTTAATTCAGTATCGGGGCAACCATCCCAAGCCGGAGCTTTGCCGCAAGGTTCTAGGCGCTACGGGTGCTGCACCATTGGTGCGCTTCCCGCGATTTGGCAGCCCATTCTAGGTGGGACTGCTTATATCGCCTCAGGCCCAGGAGGGGGGCCAGGAAATGTAGGAATCGATTCGGCGAGCTTACCGAGTGGTTTTACGTTCTCTACCTTCAATCCAGCCAATGTCAGCTCGAGTTCTGGTAACGCCGTACCGATAAATCCCTGGCTTGATTATTTCTATCAGGGCGCCCTAACTCAGATTTGGCCGGAGTCTCTTGCGGGTCGTTCAATGTCTGGCCCATTCCCATTGGCCGGACCTCCATATCCTTCCGCAACGACTTTCACCCTGACAGCCATACCGTCCATAGGAGCTCAGAAAGCTACGTTGACGGCTGTCTTTGTTGATCCATTTCCGACCGATTCAGGGGTTACGGGCGCTCATTTTCAGGTGATTTTTTCATCAGGTGAGACTCGTAACGTCTACATGAGTTACACATCAGCTTCTATCCCGGCCCAGTCTGGAGGTGGATCAGGGGATGCGATCACATTCGCCCCTCTCACTCTGACGAATACCTCGACCTCAGTGACGATTCTTCCTTTAGGGGACAATTACGTCACGGGATATAATGGCGCCTTGGGATGCGCTCTGATTGTTCCTGGCAGTAGAACGCTCCTATTTATTGGCCTGCAGTGTTATGGCCCATTGGGCCCCGCGAATCCGACCTGCGTGCCGGGACAGAGCGGATCGACCATGACAGCGGTTGGGGCTGATGTTTATCCCTATGCACGCATACAGTGCACGGCCTATGACCTGAACGAGATATACGAAAATATCCAGTCCGGCGGCAATCTGTGGGACATAAATCCTTATGCCATATGGGATTTCCCCAGTTGGTCTAACTGGAGGCAGACCTCAGGAGGATATTGTTTGACTGTCGGGTCTCCGGGATGGATCGCGATTGATTATGCCAACAGCGTGATGTACGGCATCTTCAATGCGAACATTGAGGGGACGACGACTCACATAATTAACGCCTGGTCTATTGCCTCATTATGAGTATCTCCCGACTACAAACAGCGACTCCAGTAGCATTCAGCGCCAATCTGGGTCCGAGCATTAGTTATGTTTCTGCTGTTCAGCCCGGATCGCTTCTAGTTCTTTATCTGGCTTCCAATAACTCGGCCGCCCCTACGTTGATAACGGAGGGAGCAGAAACGGTCAACACGGCCGTTACTTATGCTGGAAACGCTTCGCTATCCTCCTGGCAGTCGATTTACTACGTTACCAATACCGCGGGCGGGACTCTTTCGTTCTCTGTGACGTTTGGACAAACCAGGAACGGTGTTCTATTCGCAGAGGAATGGGCAGGAATAGCCACAAGCTCCGCTTTTGATGTTGCTAGCGTTGTTGGAACTGGAGATAGTACCAGTCCCGCGAGCGCCTCGGTGACTCCTGGAGCTACAGGAGAATTGGCTCTAGCGCTACTCGTAGCAGGCTCTGCTGGAACTTTGAGTTCATGGAGTAACGGCTTCGGAGCGCAGAACTCAAATACTTCTGGTCCTAATTATTACTCAGCCTCTCAGATACTGGCGAGCACCTCAGGTATAGCCTCTGGCGCCACTATCGCTTCTTCGGTCAATTGGGCCACTTCGGTAGCTCTGTTCAAGCCGGCCGCATCTCCTCCTCCTTCAAATCCCGCCATGGGATCTGCCGCTCTTTTGCTGCTGGGCTGATCAGATGACGATAGCCTTAGTCAATAAGTCAAAGCATCAGGTTATCTCGCTCGCAACGACTAACCCTATTAGTTATTCGGCAGCTGGCGGCACCACGCTGATTGCACTATTTGATTGCCAGAATACGACCTCCACCACAGCCACTATCGCGGATACGGTGGGTAATAGCTGGTCTACTGCGGTCGGATTTTCTACCGGATCAGGCAATGCGCACATAGCTGCTTTCTATGTGCCGAGTTCAATTTCAGGTGCGAACACCATTACGGTCACCACCGACGGCTCAGTGCTGTCGAATCTGTTTATTCTTGAATATTCCGGTATTTCTGGGGCTTTTGATGCCGCTTCGGTCATCAAGGGTGCGTTCGGAACCGGCGTTTTAGCGAATTCTGTTACTCCTGCTGCATCAGGAGAGTTGGCTATTTTCTTTGCCGCCACTGGTGGCACCAGCGGAGTCTTTAGCGCCTTTACAGGCGGATTCACTCAGGAAGATTCTCAGTCCGGAGGGCCCTCGGCTACCTGGGGAGATCTGATAGCAGGCTCTGGAGCAGTCAATGCTTCGGCCACATTGAGCGTCAGCACCAACTGGTCAGCGATTATTCTCTTATTCAAGAGTCTCGCTGTCCTGTCGTTGGCCGATTCCTCTGCGTCTGTGGTGACTAGCAGTGTTACTGCCAGTAGCCCATGCGTGGTTAATGATTTGCTGCTGTCGCAGTTTCAGCTCAACAACGTTTCTGCTGCGCATTCTACCTTCACTCCTACAATCTCAGATACGGTCAATATCAGTACCTATGCGGTGCCGTGGTCTACTTACTACGCAGCCGGATCTAAGATCTATGGTTACGCGTGGCTGGCTGCGACGACTGCAGGAACTCCGACGGTATCGGTAGCCTCAAATGTCGCCTTCAGCGGAGGGGAATTTAACTACATCCGCATCACTAATTTCGCCGTCACTCCGGCGCTTGATCCTGCCTCAACCAGTGCTAGCAGTAGTACAAATCCGATCACGGGAAGCATTACCACAGGGGGGATTAATGAGGCCGTCTTGCAGCTGATGTGGAATACCGCAGGCGGCAGTATCCCCTCCGGTCCTGGCGGCTGGAGCGAGATATTTAACGCCAGTGGTGGCGGCATTATCGATCCTTTCTGGCTCGAGAATGCAGCTCCAGGAACGGCGACATTCTCTGCTAATGGCAGCACATCGGCGCCGTGGTATTCAGTCACGGCAGGCTTTGCCTCGGGAGCTTTTGGCGGAACACTGAATGCCAACGTGGGGACGTTCTCTCTCACCGGGCAATCTGCCACCCTGACGTTATCCCAGATCCAGCAGCTGGTGCTGCTCGCCAACCCAGGTGCGTTCGACCTTCTGGGGGCGCAATCGCAGAGTCTGCTGCAGCAGTCGTTCGATACCGGAGTCTTTTCATGGACCGGTAGAAGCGCCTCATTCTCTCAGAGCACCGGCTATACGCCCTTTGTGGTCTCGACCGGGATATTCGCGCTCACTGGATTTGATGCCGCCCTTCAGACTGGAAACTACGTCTTTTCGGCATTCTCCGGAACCTTTGCGATCTCAGGCCAGAATGCTACCTTTACCCTGATTGTTCAGGGAAACATGCCCAACTTGGTAGGGATGGATTTCTATCAGGCTCTGGATGCTCTGCAAAATGCGGGTATCTATGTTCCCGGGGGGCCGGTGAGCACGACCTCGAGCCTATCGGTGATATGGGCTCCGAGCACGGTTACTCCCGGGTTTGTCTCGGCGCAATCGTTAGCCTTTGGCACGGAAGTGGCGGCTGGTACTCCACTAGTTCTGACCTTGTCTCAGTTCCCTTTTAGCAGCGTGATCGATCTACCTCCGGACTGGAAGCAGGCACACTAATGGCACAGACAGCCCTAGATATCATAGAAGCCGCTCTGCGAAGGATTAATTCCTATCAGCACGGAGAGACGATCGCTCAGCCGGATCAGGCTGATTGCCTGGAAACCTTGAACGATCTGCTGGAATCCTGGAGCACGGATAAGCAACAGATATTCGGCAGCCAGGAACATATTCTGCAGTGGGTGAACGGTCAGAAACAGTACAAGATCGGAAACCCCACTTGTACTGATTTGGGAGAGCCACCCTTTACGGGGACACTATCTGCTGGTTCAACTACCATCAGCGGCATTACTAATATGCCCTCCGATCTGATCGTGGACGCGACTTTGACCGATGTGGCTAATGTGATCCCTGCGGGGACGACTGTCACCGCGATCAGCGTAGGAAGCTTAACGATGAGTGCGAGTGCTACAGCGACCCCGGCGGGAACGGACAATATTACTTATACGATACCCGGAGACTTTGCTGTACCGCGTCCCTTGAGGATCACCGGAGGCTATACCCGGATCAATGAGCTGGATTTTTGGCTCGATGTTTATATGAGTCAGGATGAGTACAACGCCATTCTGCTCAAGATCCAGCCGGGACCGTGGCCCACCGTGATGTGGTACAACCCATTGATGCCCTATGGAATCCTGAACGTCTATATGACTCCGGGCCAAAATGCAGAACTGCATCTCTTTACAGATACGATCCTGTCTAATCTAACTCTGACACAAACTCTCATACTTCCTCAGGGATACTCCAGAGCGCTGAAATGGAACCTGGCTAAAGAACTGTGGAGCGAATATTGGAGCGGAACTCCGATTCCTTCGAGCATTAGCGTGAATGCTAAAGAGTCTTTGAATGCGATCAAAGCCCTAAACGCTCAGCCACCACAGAGAGCCGGATATGATCGGGCGCTGATTCGAGGCAATAGGCCCGATGGCAGCTGGATCATCCACGGGGGATTCAACTAGGATGAAAGCCTAAGTGGCGCTGCAGCTATTCGGAGATTTTGGATTCGTTGGAGGATCTGACGAAACTGCCAATCCTTATCAGGATGCGCAGCAGTGCATCAATTATTTTCCTGAACTATCCCCATCAAAGGCCGCAAAAGAGACAGTGTCTCTATTGGGCACGCCGGGGCTAATCCAGGTAGCTGCCGCTCCGGGTGGCGGGGCTCCCACTCTAGGGAATATCTGGGCACCGCCATCCACGGTGACGAATTTACCGGTCCGAGGGATGTGGGTGCTTCCGGGATGGACACAGGCTCTAGCAGTCATCGGAAATACCTGCTACTTGGTTCGAATCATCACCTATGGGGACCAGGATAATCCTGGGAGTTTATTACTAATCCCAGTAGGGAACCTTCTCACCGCAAACGGGCCGGTGAACATCCGGGATAATGGAATAGGAGGCTACGCCGTTTTGGTCGACGGAGACAACGGCTATCTCTATAGCATTCAGACCATGGGATTCAGCCGGATCATTTCACCCGCGTGGCTGGGTTCAAATACGGTCGCCTTTATCGACGGTTGGTGGATCTTTAACCAACCGGGAACACAGGTGTTTTATACCAATTATCCCCAGTATGGAACTGGCTTCTCAGGCTCCTATTACGCTCTCAAGGATGCGTCCTCGGACAAACTTATAGGAGTTATTGAGAACAAGGAAGAGCTCTGGCTGATCGGGGAGAGAACGACAGAAATATGGTACGACGCCGGAGGCACGTATTTCCCCTTCTCAAGACTTGTGGGAACCGAAATACAGATGGGCTGCAAGGCCGTCTATTCGATCGCTCGCCTGATCACCTCGGATGGAGAGGGACTGATCTGGTTTGGCAGATCAGAGCGCGGGGAGAACCTCGTTGTTAGGACGCAGGGGTTTACTCAGAAAGTGGTATCCACCCCTGCGGTATCCAATGCCATTGCCAAATATCAGACTACCTCGGATGCGATCGGCTATACGTATAGTTCTGGGGGACATGAGTTCTATGTGCTTTTATTCCCTACGGCCGATGCTTGCTGGGTTTATGACGCGACGCTGCCTCCTGAATTAGCCTGGCATCAGAGGCTCTCTTACGACCCCTATGCGGCGGCTTTCCACCGGCACCGCTCTAACTGCTTCATGAACTTCGCTGGCATGAGAATAGTCGGGGATTATCAGAATGGTGCTCTGTATCAGATGACGCGAGCAGCCTATAGCGATATGGGCTGGCCCATGGTGGCCAGGCGTCGTAGCCCCTATGTCTGGAATAAAGAGAACCGAGAACGAGCCTTTATGCAGAGTCTGCAGGTGGACTTTCAGCCCGGTAAAGGCACTTCATCAGGTTTAGGAGCCGATCCACAGGCAACGCTGAGGATTTCCAGAGATTACGGCACGACCTATGGTCCTGCGGTCCAGTCACCCATGGGGGCCATCGGTAATTCCCAGAATCGTTGTATGTGGAGAAAGCTGGGGTTTTCGAGAGGAGCCGTAGCGGAGATTGAAGTTATCGCCCCCGTTAACCGGGATATCGTCGGGGTGACGCTCAGAGCGTTAGGTCCCTGATGGCCAGTCTCTTACCATCGACCATCCTGCCTTATACCGAGCCCATCGGGCAGGTCATGCAGGACGGATCAGTTCAGATCGATAAGAACTGGTGGCTGCTGATTTATAACCTCTGCATCAATATCCTGGGGACCAGCCAGACGGGGCTTCCAGCTGATGCCCTGCAGGACCTGTTCTCTGCTGACCTGGACGCCATCGACTCGGATGCGGTCGCGCTACGCCGGCCGATCGCTAACCTTGCCGTTGAGCTCGAGGACCCGCTCAAGATTAGTGCCAGCGAGCTCCCAGAGATCTTTAGGAACTACCTGCTGGCTCAGGACGCTCTTTTGCCCGATGCGCCAACGTGGCCGCAGCCCATTGCCTCGATCGTCCCCACGGGCTCCGTATTCACCTATACGGCCTCTTACCCAGGGACTGTGGTGATTCAGGGCGGGACGGTCTCTGTCATAGCGCTGGTCAGGCAGAAAACCTCGGTTACGACAGGACTCACGGACGGAGTTATTCCGATGAGCCGATATGATCAGGTTCAGGTGACGTATGTATCGGCCCCGACCATGTCCTTTATTCCCTGGAGTTCGATGTGACCACGGTAACCCAAACCCAACTCATAGCCCCAGCTGCCATATCCACGGCGGATAATGTGCTCTTTACCGTCCCTGGACAGACCACCATAAAAATTGGCCGCGCGGTTTTTATCAATACCTCCACGGTAGCCGACACCATTACGGCGGCTATCACCACGGGGGGCGCCATCGGGCCTGGAACCGAATTAATAGCCGGTCGCCCCATCGCTCCAGGGGAGTCCTATGTCTCACCGGAACTGGCTGGGGCGGTGGCTCCTGCCGGATCTCAGATCAGGGCGGTTCACAGCGTGGGGAGTGCTTCGATAACCTTTACGGTTTCTGGACTTACCATCGTTTAAGGGTTAGATTTGTCCTACGGGCTCGCGCTCGAGTGCTCTCCATGTACTCGAGTATCCAGTTGCAGCCTATACCTAAATGAGTACCGAAAAGGCCTATAGAAATCTGGCCTGGGATACTTATTTTGCCTCCATCTTCGGGATGAGTCTTCATCCTGGTACGACGCGAGATGCCGCTCAACATCGAAGCATCGAGGAGTGCGCCAGGCTGGCAGACGAGATGCTCAAAGAGCGCGATAAACGCTGGCCGGAAGATGCTTAGATTGCTTCAGGATGCCTACGCAGATACGTCCAGGCTCACAGAGCAGCTCGAGGCTCATCCTGAGGTATGGAACACCATTACTTTAAGAACCGAGCACCCGCGCTCCCCTCATAGGGAGATAGATGATATCTGGGTCCGATACAACCCGATAGAGCACTATCACGGTGATATGTCCGCCTTCAATGGCGAGCACGCAGGGGAATGGTATCCGTCTGCTGAAATTCTCCCAGAAGCTAAGCGCCTAGCGCAGGGTATTCAGCGCGACTATCTTGGGAACACATTGGGAGCAGTCCTGATTACCAAGATTCCAGCCGGAAAGAGGTGTTATCCACATATAGACCAGGGCTGGCACGCCGGCTATTACGAAAAGTTTGCCCTGCAGGTTAAGGGAAACAAGCAACAGACGTTCCACGTGGCTGAAGAGACGCTGCGCACGAAAAGTGGCGATCTATTCGAGTTCGATAACTCCATAGAGCACTGGGTGCTCAATCCCTCGGATGAGGATCGAATTACGATGATCGTCTGTATTAGGAGACACTGATGCCGCTCGGTGCTATTGGTGGGGCAATACTCGGTGGTGCTCTGGTGGGTACCGCCGGATCTCTTATAGCGAGTAATCAGCAGGCTGGAGCCCAGAAGCAGGCAGCTAGTACCCAAGCTAATGAACTCTCTAGCATTCAGCAGCTTGAGAATCCCTATGTACAGGCAGGCTATGGAGCTACTAGCACTTTAAACGAGCTGCTGGGAACAGCCCCCACGACCGGGTCCGGAGGAACAGCCGGAACTACCGGTCTGCCGGGTGGATATCTCACGCAACAATTCAATCCCACCCAAGCGCAGCTGAACTCATATCCTGGCTATCAGTTTCAGCTACAGACCGGCGGACAGGCGATACGTAATGCGGATACTCCTGGTGTGGGCGCTCTTTCTGGAGCTGCTCTCAAGGATCTAACGAGCTTTAATCAGGGCCTAGCTGGCACTAATTACCAAAACTATTTCAACCAGTTTCAGACTCAGCAGAACAATATTTTTAGTCGTCTCTCTGGCATTGCCCAGTTAGGTCAGGCGTCCGCTGGTGGAGTGGCTAGCGCCGGAACTCAGTTGGGTCAGGGGGTCGCTCAGGCTCAGGCTGGAGCGGGAGCCTCATACGCTGGGGGTACGGTCGGCGCTGCAAATGCAGCCGGAAACTCCGGATTGAATTATCTGTTGCTCAATAGCGCCCTTGGGGGCAGTAGTGGAGGCTTCAATCCAGCTGCCACGCCAGGAATTACTGGAGGGGAAAGCACAGCAGTAGATTCCTCCACTGGTCTTAACTATTTGACCGGCGGATAAAATGCCTGACTTCGGCACTCCTGTCGCTCAGAACGTCAACATAAATCCTCAGCAGGGGATTCAGACATTATCCGGATTGCTGGGGCTCAAGCAGCAGCAGTTAGCTCTACAAACCGGACAGGCTCAGCTAGGAACGGCCCAGGCGGTCGCTCAGCAGGAGCAGCAGACCGCGCAGCAGCGAGCTAACGTTGCCACATTCATGCAGCATTACGATGCTGAAAAGCATACCGGCCCCGATGGCACGTTAGATCTAGATGCTACCTTTAGTGATCCGAATTTAAGAGCCGCTGCCGGGGATCAATTCCCAGCGATTATGCAGAACCTGTTAGGAGTGAAAAACGCTCAGCTACAGGCCAAGCAATCGTTATTGAATCTGAATAATGACTCTCGCGTGCAATTCGAGGGAATAGTCGGAGGTTTAAGAACAGATAAAGACGTCATAGCAGACAATGAAGCCGGAAGATCCAAGGTACAAAACGCTATTGATGAGTACTCTTCTACTGGTCCAGATGCAGCGCGAGCAGCGAAGATCTATGGCGGATCGTTTACGAATGCTCCGCAAGGCCACTTGGTAGATGCTGTATCGAATGCCCAGCTTCAGGCTTTGGATGCCTCTGCTCAGGCGTCCCATCAGGCTCCAAACTATGCCAATACTGGCACTGGCCTAGTCAATGTTAACCCGCAGGCGGTTGGCGGAAATTTATCCGGACCTCCTCAGCAGGGTCCTCCTCAGATTCCGTTGCATCAGCCGATATCTCTGCCTAATGGACAGCAGGCCATCTGGAATACGGCGACCAATCGTTATGAGGTTGCTCAACCAGGCGGCCCACAATCCTCTCAAACACCACCAAAATCGAGTAACCCATTTCTGAATTCAGATGGTAGCGCTCGCACTGCGACGCAAGATGCGCCGCCAGCTAACGCACCCAAGCAGGTTCAGGACCAATACGCCCAGTCAGCCACCGCTGCATCTCAGTACGTAGGGCAAGTGAGAGATGCCGATGAAGGCTACGGCACTAACCTTGCCATATCCAACGCTATCCGCAGATTATCTGTCGATACCAAAACAGGCCCAGGAACACAAAAATGGCACGATGTTCTGGGTGCTCTAGGGGCTCCTGCTGATCTAAACAACGTATCCGATTATCAGCAATTAGGGGCATGGCTAGAGAGACAGGCCGCCGGAATGAGACAGACACTGGGATTACCGCAAACTAACTTGGGGCAAACGACCGCCGGAGCTATTTCAGGTACAACTGAATATCAACCTGAGGCCATACAAGCCAAGAATGATTTTAATCAGGCTCTGATAGAGGGCCTGCATTCCTATCGCCAGGGAATGGATAAGGTCACAGGATTCGGGACGATTCCGAGCCCTAAATCAGTACAGTCATTCCGAGGGGCCTGGACGAACAATTTCGATCCGACGGTCTATGAGCTGAAATCTGCCCAACAGAGACTCAAGGAAGATCCACAAGCGGTGCAAAAGGTGATTGCCAATCTAACTCCTGAACAAGCCCAGGAGATAAGAACGAAGCGCAAAGCACTGCAAAATCTGACGATTGGACAACCGCCGTGAGCGTTCCGAGTGACGCCATTGATCAGGCGCTAGCGGCTAGAGCTAATAGCGGGATGCCGATATCTGCCGGAGCTGATCCAATCGATGCAGCTTTATCGGCGCGAGCGACTTCTTCAGGAAACGCTGGTTTCAATCCAGATCCAAATGTCTCCAGGCAATCAGATAAACCGATCGAATCAGGCGGCCCTGTGTCGACTCTTTTGGGGTCATATAACGATTGGGCAGGGAAGCAACTTGAAAGTGAGGCGCGGTTATTCGGCGTCAGCGATGCAAAATCTCTGCAGTATGTACGCTCTATCCCGTCTGCTACAGAGACAGTTCTGGGGGCCTCAGCTGGTGATGGGAGACCATCGAATGAACCATTCGGTTCGCCGGCCACTTCGGCGCCGCAAGTCCATCCATTGCAAGAAGCAGCCAATGCTGTGCAGTCAGATATAGACGCAACCAAGGCCCAAGCGAGTGCGCAAGGATTTGAGTTGTCCGACAAAGCCCCATCTGTTCCTCAGCAAATATCCAACAGATTATCTCGAGAACAATTAAATTTACCCAAAGATAGCCCGCTTTATCCGGATATGCTGCACGCGGCCAATAAAGCGTATGTTTCTCCTGCCTTTGAGGCTGTCAAAAGCTGGCCGCAACCGATTAAATTAAGTGATTACACTAAGGCCACACTGGAGGATGTGAAGCCTCTAATGCCGGCCAATGAAGTTAAAGCCCTTCCGTCCGGGGATGAAATTACTGCGCAACAGGGTGTCGATGCTTCCATTGCTTTGAGGGCCAAAGCCAAACAGTTTCCTGATTATGGTGTCAACGCTAATAATCAATCATGGGAATCTGTAGCTAAAGCACATGTTGATGCTGCCCGAGCAATCGAAGGAGACATTAGGACTAATCTTTCTTCCAATGGACAAGAATCGCTAGCTGACGACTGGGACAACGCTCGTGTGTATAGAGCGATATCTGGCGCTTACGAGGACGCACTCGATGGGGCTGGTAATGTGCGAGTGCCTGAATTAAAGAAGCAATTACTCAGGCAAGGGGTCCCATTAACGGGTAACGCAGCGATGCTAGCTAAGATCGGTGCGGCATACCCTGAAATGTTCAAAGCCACCCCGGCTGCGCCACAGGTGGGTATAGTCAAGAAAGCTGTTGCGAGTACGCTGCCAGCGGTTCTTGGGGCAGCCGGTGCTCACGTGGGTGGTCCATTTGGGGCCGCACTAGGAGTGGGAGCCGGAGAAAGTCTTGGGAACAAGGTCCTTAGGCCCTAACCGCCATTAGAGCCATAGCAAAGTACCAAAGCAAAAATGGTTAAAAACGCCCCAGCACTGATACCAAGCAGCCAATACATGAGCTTTCTAAACCCCGTGTGGCACACGGCTAAGACGATAAGTCCTAGGATGAATATCCAGATCATGGTGCACCGATGGTCACTGTAGTTGCCTGTCCCGCTCCGGTATTCCAATTCTTCGATAATTCGGGGAAACCTGCTATCGGAGGATCACTGCTGACTCAGGTTGCAGGAGTCAATTATCCCACATATCAGGATTCGGCAGGCACCATTCCGCTACCAAACCCTATTCCGTTAAATAGCCGCGGAGAGGTCTCTAACGCCTCTGGGCAGACCTGCCAGCTCTTTGTGATTCCCAATACCGTCTATGCGTTTACTCTCTCCGATGAGAACGGAAATCTGCTCTGGAATGAGCCTTATGTTAATGGCATTTCGGTCACCCAGACTCAGGCTCAGATAGGGCAGCTCTTATGGCCCCAGACGGCCTCAGAACTCGCTGCGGGTGTTACCCCGACTTACTACTACTATCCGCCCTATAACGTGCTGCGCTACGGGGCTGATCCGAACGGGATCTCCTCGAGCCTCGCAGCCTTCAATGCCGCCTACGCCTCTGCCATGGAGACAATCCCGCACGATAGCATCTACGCTCCCACTGGGACGTACCTGATTCCCGCTCCCGGACTCAACTGGACCAATCAGAACAGCATCTATCTTCACGGTGACGGGGCTGGACTCTCGGTTCTCAACGGGGACGGATCTAACGCTTACACAATCCTGACGCTCAGTGCGGACACCGGCAGCGGGACGACTGGAACGGACGTCGAACTTCGGGATTTCTCAATTAAGAGCGGCGCAGCCGGCCAGCCCGCACTGCTCATAGCGGACTACCTGGGGGTGCTGGTAGAAAGCCTGTTGCTCTTTAGCAGCGGCAACGCCCTTACTCTCAATGGCTGCGCCAATCTCTACGGGGCTCATCTGAACTGCCTGACTGGGTGGGTTATTAGTGCGTCTGGCAGCTCAGCGCTTCTCCTGTCGACAGACACCAACAGCATCGGCTGTGGGCCACTGACCTTCAACAGCTGCGAGTTCAACGGACAGGGCAATGCCCTTACGGCGGGAGCGGCGGTCAGTTCAAAGCGCACCATCTGCGGAGTATTCCAGGGCTGCGCGTTCTACGCCTCAGGCACGGGGTTGACCTCGGTGGTGGAACTCACCGATGCCGACGACGTCACCTGCATCGAGTGTTATAGCGAGGATAGCCAAAACACCGCCAACAACAACGCGGTACTGTTCAATTTGAGCGGCACGGTTTCTCAGGTACAGCAGTTCGCCATTATCGGGGGAACGTATTTCAATGGGAACGGAACTTTCAGCGCCAACTACCTCGTGAATGGGGTGATGTTTAACAAACTCAAGATTGACGGGGTGACCGCGGCCGGCTTCGCTACCGCGATGCTCAACTGGACGGTGGGCAATCTCACTGGCCTCTCGATGATCGATGTTGCTAATGCGTACAGCAGCGGCAGCGGCAGTCCGCCGGTATTCAATACGGGGCTGGGCGCCCCGAGCGGCATCGTGGTGGCGGCTTGGCAGTACCCGCCTTTATCGACCGGATGGGGCACTCCGACGGGGGGGGCAGTCGAGAGCGACTACACCGCCAGTCCCACTCAGACCATGGCGGCTACCAGCGCTGCGCTCGCGCAGATCATCAAAGATCTTACGACGCGCGGTATCCTTGGGTCATAGTGTGCAAGTCAATTGCAAATCCGGAGATTGGAGCTATTTACCGTATATCGAGCAGTTACTACCCGCAGGGCGGGATCTTCGGTACCAACTTATGCAGCCCGATAACCAGAGCCCTTGGCACCTATTACATCTCTTGCTTCTACCCCTAACAGGAGTGATGGGCTGGATGGCCAGACAACTCTCGCTCAAGGCTGACAAAACCTACCTTGACGAAAAGCATGCCGAGAACGTCAAGCGCTTCGATGCGATCATTGCTATGATTTCCGAGGCGAATCGGGTCTCATCCACAGAGCGACACTCAATAAACGACAAGCTCGGGGCTCTAACGGCGACAGTCGCGGTCCTCGGCGACCGAGCGGGACTGGATCACGCGAGACGCAAGTGACCCTCAGGGAACAGCAATCGCTCTTTGCCCAGTTAGCCGCCAGTCTTATCACATATGCCTATAGCGCTGGCTATGAGATCACCCTAGGGGAGGCGTGGAGGACCCCTGAGCAGGCCCAATGGAATGCCGATAACGGCTCAGGGATCGTCCACAGCCTCCACACGCAGCGCCTGGCGATTGATCTGAACCTATTCAAGGATGGGGCTCTCCTTGAGACGGTCGACGGCTACCGACCCATGGGAACCTACTGGAAGGGCCTACACGAGCTCGCCCGCTGGGGCGGGGATTTCAGTAAGCCTGATTCAGATCATTTTTCACTGGAATTTGACGGCATACAATAGACAGGTAAGAACGATGGCAAATCTTAACTTTTGGGGATTTCTGGTGCTCTGTTCCGAATGGGTATCGGACCGGGCTACCCGCATCCTGGGTATCACGGGCGGCACTCTCAGTGTGTTACTGGCCTCGAACGTCATTCCCATCGCGTATGCCAAATATTGCATGGCCGCGATCGCGGTATTGACCTACTGGCGGGGGCAATCCAATGCCAGTACGGTCAGTGTGGCTAAGAACATTGTTGGAGTCTCCAAAGCCGCTGACCTTCCCAAGCCACCGGACCCTCCGGTAGTGAGCCCTAAATGATCCACTTACTCCTGGTCGCCTTCATCGTTCTATGCATTGTCGGGGTTATTCTGTGGGGCATTAACCAGATCCCAGGAATCCCGCCAGTCGTCAAGGTCGTGGTTTACGTCATTGTCGCTATCGTGCTGCTACTCTGGCTGTTGTCTTTTGTCAGTGGTAGTGATTTCACCCTATCCAGCCATTACAGAGGACCCTAAATGAAGCTCCTTTTACCCTTACTGCTGTGTCTAGCCGGATGTGCTACGACACCCACCCTGACCTCCTCGATCGCGACCGCGACTGAGCTCAATACGGCCGCTCTGACGGCTGCAGTCTCGTTAGCGAATTCCGGGGCGATCACGAGCAAGCAACTCACCGAGGTCTATGGAGTCACCAATGCGGTCGAGGCCGCGCTTGTGGTGGCTGAGCAGGCCAGTAACGCCGGGAACGCTGCGAGCGCCCAGGCGACCTATACGGCCGTTATGGCGACCCTTGCCGGAGTGACGGCCTGTCTGACGCCCAAGGCTCCGGCTGCCACGATCGACGCCTGCATTGCGGGAGTAAAAGCGCCATGAATATAGCCGCTCTACTGACCGCGCTCCTGGAGATTGCCCCGCAGCTGTTCTCACTGATCCAGCAGCAAACCGCTGGAGCCACAGTGACGGACGCGCAGGTCCAAGCCCTATTCACCGCCTACGGGGTGGAAGCCGATATTGCCTCTAAACTCATAGCGACCCTGCAGGCGCAGGGTAAATAAGGACAGTCCCATGTATAACGTACTCGTAACCCTCGCCAAGACTGACACTCCTCTCCCGGATGGCGTCATCTTCGGCCACACGAACCTGACCGTTACCGATTCAGCCAGTGCGGTACAGAACTTCTCGCTTAATGGCTCTGAAGCCACTCCCTGGACGCAGACCGTAGCCGGTCTTGCCGATGGAGCCTCGACCTACTCGGCCCAAGACGTTGACTCCAATGGAGCGGCTATTGGAAGCGCGATCACGGCGACCTACACTCCGACGGTAGCCACATTCCCTGCTACCTCGGGTATTACCGTCACCCCGGCGTGAGGGATCGATATCTAGAGCGGCGTCTGGAGCGCATCGAGGAGACGCTCCGGACGCTGCTGCATATCGTTGAGCACTTATTCAAGAGGGGTAAGTGCCGTTACCCTGCGACGACGGGAATCAAGGTAACAAAGGCATAAGCCTGACAGCAGAGTCATCGCAGTCCACGCGCCTCTAGAACTGATTTCAGGGACTGCCTGAGGATCAGCCTGGAATGATGCCGCTGAGTTATCGAAGTAATAGGTAAAGGAATTATCGGCAGCCTGACTTCCTAGCGCTTCGCAAGAATATGGGACACCGTTCTCATATTGCATATGGATACAGCCATAGCCTGCCGGCATACCGGGCTGAGCTAGAGCGGCTGTGGGTAGTAAAAGCAATAATCCCCAAGGTTTCATTTTCAATCCCCATGTTGTTCCCTGTCTCGGGTTATCGTTGTGGAGTCGGTTGATCCGGTGTTACCACTTCAGGCCAAAATCGCGGCGCTTAATCTTCGCCATGCGACCGTCCGAGTGATGCCATACCAGACCCTCGATGACGCGCTCGGCTAGCCAAGCCTTCAGACCATCAAAGGTCCGCGGGGCATCCTCGTAGACTGCGGCATCCTCGTGGGCCATCAGCGTATGCGCGAGCGTGCCGTCCTTGTTACCCTGGATCTTCGGCCCGATCAGCTCATAAGTGCCCGGCACCTTGGCGACGTAATCGTTGAACGCCTCCCGATGCCAGCGGTCATCCGGACCATCGCCAACCGGCACCCAGCCGACGGTTTTACCCGTGTTCTCGTCGGTTCCAAGACTCTCAAAGTCTGTAGGCGCCCTATCCCCTGGCTTTAGTTCGCGTCGCTTGTAGAGCTTCCCATCGCGTACCAGGCAGCTTGTGCCGTCATATTTTCGGGTGGCGACTCCTTCCCCGTCCCGGACCCACTTACAGTCAGCCGACCATACCGGCGTCACGAGCGCCGGCTGCTTGGTCATGTCCCTGGAGAAGATTGTTGGTATTTTGTTCATAGTTCACCGGATAGTTGATCAGAAAGGCGCGCGTTGCGCGCCTTTAGAATCAATGACTAACGAAGTTAACACGCCAGAAAATGCCCATTTGGCGCGCGCCGCTGCGCGCGTCCTTCGATGCTCTATTAAATTTCATTTAGCCCGCCAAGACACGTGCCAAGTCCCATTCGCCTGGCTGTGGCTGTTCCTCGATACCCGCGTCCAGTCGGACCCGTTCACTTGTGGCATCGCTTGTAGCGGTACCCGGATTTCCATGCATGAACCAACGCTTGGAAAAACAGACGCTCCTTGTCGGGCAAGCCGATGACCTTCATCCATCCGGCGTACCGGATTGCCTCGGCGCCGGGCGGTAGTCGTCTACGCTTGGCCATCGGATGTTTTCTCAGCGCCGCAGTTGGCGCACTTGGTTACGTCAGCCGGACGGCCGCGCATCCCGCATTCCTCGCACGTCCATGTACTCGCCGACGTTTCCTCCGCAGTTATCGGCCCGTGATCGTGAGGCTCTGACCGCATGCACCCGGGTAGATCGCAACCGGTCTCGCTCTCCGAAGCTAAGAACTCTTCGACTCGCTCGCGTGCTGCCCCGTCCAGGCGCGCCGAATACTCCTCGTAGCACTTGTACTTTCCCGCTTGATAGTCGAGCTGAATGTCGCCTCCCTGTGAGAGTAGTCGGCGAAACAGCGACCAAAGCTTTCCCTCGTCGAATGTCATGCGGACCCGTTCTCAGCCAAGCATTCACCGCTTGCGCGCGGGCAGTCGGCTAGATCGCTGCCGCAAAACGCGCACGCTTTCGTTTCCTCCGCAGTTATCGGCCCGTGATCGTGAGGCTCTGACCGCATGCACCCGGGTAGATCGCAACCGGTAGTCTCGTCAGCGGGTCGGAGCTTGGATGCGATGAGCCCCAGCTCGGTAACAGCGTGCTTGACCTCGCAGCCGTTGTTCAGCCACGCCGCGACATTGTTGAGTTGGGCCGGTAGCTTATCCAGCGCCGCGCGCAGCCGCTCGTAGTCCTCATACAGCACCCACGGCCCCTTACCAACTTCAAGCATTTCGTGCCCGTGCGTCGCCTGGCACCAGTTCACATAGCGCTTCGGATTTGAGGACAGCGGCTCTTTTGGCTCTGGAGCTGCAGGGAACTTGCCGCCAGCGGCCTCGAACCACGCCTCAACCGGCATGACCCGAACGAAACCTCCGCAGTTGATCCCAATGGCCCCTTCCTTGGTGACGTGGATGCTGTCGGCATAGTAATCGCCAGGCACCTTCCGCCATATCTCACGGTCTGTGTTCTCACAGGCTTGGTGATTCTCGGACAGCGGCTCATTCATGCGGCGCTCCTGATGGCTTTCGCGATGAGCTGCGCGACCGGCGGGCAGACGGCGTTGCCAAGGGCATAGCGGCGGTCCACCCAATTGGAAAGCCCATCATTCGCTCCCAGTCTTCTGGGTGCAGAATCCCAAGTGACTGCAAGCTCATCCGCCACTTGCCGACCCGGCCCGCGCCACCACCGCGACAGCTCCCGTAGCTGCTCGCTGTCGGAGTGGGCAATGACAAAAGCTCGCGCGCGCCCGTGGACGGCTCCAACTTCAGAGGCGCGCACTCGAAGCGGCAGCGAGGCGTACCCATAGGCCCATAGCTCGCGCCGCAATTCGGGCACCCAGTTGCGCCAGCAGTGGTGCGTGTTTTCGACAACCACCCAGTCAGGACGTACATCAGCGAGCTCCGAGAGCCTGAGAGCCCGGCTCTCTTGCCAGCTACCGACAAGTCCTGACACGGGAAACCCGCCGTTAATACGAGCGTCCCGGTACGCAGGTACGCTGGGCCATCGGTGGCTGAGGACTGCGCGGCACCCGTCGCCGAGTTCGATAAAGGCTGCTGGGCGGAATCCTTCGCGATCGAATCCAAGGCTGAACCCTCCAATGCCTGCAAACAAATCGACGTGGTGATCCGATGACAGTGACTCAGCCATGACTTAGCGCCTCACGTATAGGCTTCATTTCCGGCGCGTTGCGCCAGTAGATGTCCCACATCTCAGAAGCGTGCTTGCCGGCCAGTCCCATGTTGTGCCATGTCTGAATCACCTCGATGGCACCAATAAGTGCGGCGCGCAGCATCTCAAGGCGGTCAGCAGCCTCGCGCATCTGCGCGGCCGTTGTACCTACCGGCCGATGGCGTAGGCAGTCGATTAGCTGCTCATCAGTAGTTCGCTGCTCGGTCATTTCGGCACCCTCCCCAATTGCTCAACGAGCCGATCAATCTCCATCTGATACGTCATACCCAACAGCGGCTTACCGAGCACGTCGCACGCATGATCGCGCTTCTTTGCTGCCAGCTCGATCCTGAGATTTAACTCGTGTCGCGCGAGTTTCGGATCAGTAGTTAGCGGAGCATTCATAGGTGAGGCTCCGAATCCCTGCCACCAATAGCCACCAGCGTGCGCCCTCGGTACGGGAACTCAACCTGCTGCTTGGCGCAGGGTACGCCCAGCTTCTTCGCCAAGTCCCGTGGCGCCAGGTTCACATCGATACGCTGACCAGATTCAGGCTTGAATTTCTCGTACCAGTTGATCAGCTGATTGATCGCATTTAGCGGTTTAGCCATAGAGCACCTGTTCTGCCTACTTAATCTCTCTCACTTCACGATCCCCTGATCCACCAGCTGTATCCAGGTCAAAGCTACGTAATGCAGGAACTCTTCCGAGAGCATCCAGCGCTCTGCCTTGTTCCTCGAGCGCGTATCCATCCTTTCGTGGCAAATGCGGCACAGCCATGCCATGACGCAGTCACTGCCTTTGCGAGATAGGCCACCGCCATAGCTGTGCCTGCGAGGACCGAAATAATGAGCAGCCACGATAGTGCCATCACGAACGCCACAGGCAACGCACGCTAAGCTTTTCGTATTCGACAACAGCTTGAAAATGTACTTGCCAGGATTCTTGGGCACTGACGTCTGTTTTCGAGCTGACCTCTCGGTCTTTGACCGTGTCTCCTTCGGCTGCTTTGAAGGCGAACGCTTCCTTGAGCTTGGCGAGATACTCGGTTTTTGCGACCTGAGATTTGTATTCCGCGATCTTCTCATCGGTATTTGCCAGGTAATTCAAGGCTTGTTCCATTCTCTCTTGACTGATCGGCACGGTAAATCTCTAAGTAAGCGGTCCAATACCGACGGAATGGGGCCCCAAGCCTCGACCAGACAGCCAAGAAGAGGATCTGGTCGTGTACCAGACCCTCGTTAACCGTGAATACGGCTTCCAGGGATTGATCAACCGCTTGGAACATTTCTGCAAGGACTGCATGAATATCTTCCTCAGAAGGAAGGCCCAGATTCGTCAATGGGTCCATCGACACCTACCTTTACCCCAAAGTCAGGGAGAGGTTCGTCTAGAGCAATTGGCTTGCCATTACTGACACCCTCGACATACCGGTAAGTTCTTTCGAACCAGGGAGCCATTTCCTCCGGAATACCAATTAGTCCCTTGTCGAAAGCCGCCTTTAACACGACTTCCAAGATGATCGCTCGATCCTTGGAGTCTAAGTTCCAGCCCTTGGAAGGAAGCAGTCGTGTCGATGAAACCTGAACTGTGGTAGGAGCTTCCGGCTGACCCGCCGGTTTCCAGCCGTTCAGGTACCAGTAAGTTTTACCCTGGTAGTCACTAGAAGCTGTATTTGCATCGATGGACTGACCGACCAAGGGAGCCTCGATCTTCTTACTGACGTAATAAGCGTCTTTCCAGTCGTGCTTATTGTCGAAATAGACTCTGGGGGCCCCTCCCTTGGAGGTATCGGCCTTAGTGACGGTATGGGTAGGCATCGCTCTTTCCTTCGGAATCGACAAACTCAAGCCACGCAGCAAAGTCTTTATCGTAGTCAAGCCACCAGTGATCGTAGAGATACCTCTGGCCACTATCGAAACCTGATTCGTTGTTCTCTTCCGGATTCATCGCTTTTCCTGCGGAGGATTGTTCTTAAATCCGATCTGCCAGGCGCTATCCATGCGAATATTCCTGTGCTTTGAATGAAAGCGCAGGAAGTCAACGATCAGTCCCACTATGGATACGCATCCGGCGATGGCCAGAACCACCATGGCTGAATAGAGGAAATTCATGCTGCTACTCCCATCGATACGAGCGGAGTGACCGCGAGCATTCGATCCACTAGATCGAGTGCGCTCATCTGCAGCCATTCAACGGTGGGTTTGAGTGCGGCCCGCGCTTCGTCCCCCGCTGCGTCCCACGCTGCGGCCCCCGCTGCGGCCCGCGCTGCGTCCCGCGCTGCGTCCCGCGCTGCTGCGGCCCCCGCTGCGGCCCGAGCTGCGGCCCACGCTGCGGCCCACGCTGCTGCGGCCCCCGCTGCGGCCCGCGCTGCGTCCCGCGCTGCGTCCCGCGCTGCTGCGGCCCCCGCTGCGGCCCGAGCTGCGGCCCACGCTGCGGCCCCCGCAGCGGCCGTCACCTTTCCGGCCGCTACAGCGCCAGCCATGTCTGCAATTTCTTCCAAGTCGCGCAGAGCTGCCGCGTGCGATGCGAGCGTGGGAACGAGATCCAGAAATTTCGGCGTGAATACCCTAACCAGCCAATCGAGCGCGAGATAGGATCGGCGCTCCTCGACGCCTGCTGTGGATTTACTGTCGACCAGCTGGGAGATGAGCGGCTTTAGCAAGCGATCGCGCTCGGCATCGCTCGGCAGCGAATCGTTCCACGAGCGCAGGAACGAAGAGATAACCGGGCAGGCACAGACCGGATGATCGCTCCAGGGCTCGCCTGCGACATAGCTCACGGCTTCCATGGCGCACATGCCCTTTTCGATATCGGAGTGCTTGGAACGATTGAGCGAACGTGCCAGCACTTCGGCCAACTTGGATTCGATGACGATCATCCCATTGCCCTCATAACAGTCTCGTGAATATCAGACATATTGCGCTGCCCCTCGACGAACCCATGGGCTCTACCAGCGTTATAGCCGGCCCTCCAGCTCTCATGCAGTGCCTTGAGCAGATCGGCCGAAGTAGGCAACAGGGGCATCTGAGTGGCTATACGAGCGACGTCAGAGGACTGTGTTGAGAGAATTCTATCGCTCATGACTCATCTCCGTTTTCTGGGTAGAAAGATTCGCTATCCGTATCCTCTTCCCGATCAGGAAAATAAGCATCCCAGACAGCCTCATCGCAGTCCGGTCCCGACAGCAGCTCGCTCTCTGATGGCTCCATGGGAACTCCAGTTACTTGCATTTCCATGTAAACGAGGTTAATCTAAGGTCAACGTCAATGTCAAGCATTTAATTATGGATCGACACAAAGCATTCAGATTGGCCAAGAAGCGATCCGGGCTGACTCTGCTCGAGATAGCCCGGCTATTCGACGTCAATGCGGGAACGGTGAGGAATTGGCACTGTGGCTATCAGCCGGTACCCCCTCAACGATTAAAGCAATTGGAGGACATGAGACGATGAGCCAATCACAAGAGATTCTGCGAGCCCTGAAGAAAGGCAAGAGCATTACCGCTCTGGAGTGCTTGCTCTCTTTTAACTGCCTAAGGCTAGCAGCCAGAGTGAAGGAACTGCGGGAAGCGGGCTATCGCATCAAGACACAGATCGTGAGTAGTGGGCGTAAGAGATACGCCCGGTACACCCTTGATTAGGCTTACGTCAAGGACGGGATTTGTCTTGCGCAACAATTACAAGGGGTCTATAAACGCTACGGGCCCAGTGAACTTAATCACTGAGCCCTTAGGTCCGGTTGGAAGCCGGGCCGGTACGCTGAGGGAATACCGGATGCGCCTATCTTGCCATCCGAGACACCAAAGTCAACCGGCCAGCTCCTACACGGACACCCGCTAGGGCGTGCAACTCGGCCTATCGGTCTTGCCCCCATTTAAATGGATGAGGGCGTGCAGGACTGATAGTGCGGCTAAGTGTGATCGGCGGGCAAAAGGGAAAGATCGCAGCCTCATGATGACGGGATGGCTCCATACCGGCCTGAGGTCTCTTCACCCCTTCACGGGGGTAGGGGGGCCTTTTCCCCCAAGATTCACCACCCAACCTGAGGTGTGTATGAGTAGAGCTAAAGATCTTAGGGGATTCTGGAAGTCAGAGAATGCTTGGAAGTATCAAGAGTTACCCTTAAACAGAATCACATTAACTAAACGATTTAAGTTTAGGGATTATCGAGATAAAAGACCTGGAATAACGTATTCGGATGACTCCATTACCTGTTTCTACCATGGTGATATTCCGGTATGGGAGTTAGAGGGGAAATATCGGAACTTTACTGAGATCGAGAAAGTAGAGCTCGATCACTGTTATTCGGTAGGAGATGCTCCTCCGGACTCGGGGGCCTGACCGGCCGGAGGAAGCTGGAGCTGATCCTAGGACTGGATAAATTCTAGAATATCTCGGCAGTATGATGCAAGACCCTGATTACTATCAGAAGAATCCCACAGAATGAAATTCAATCGTAGGGACCTAAATGAAGCTTCAATCGTATCAGCCCTCCAAAGGGGTGGTTGTCAGGTCGATTACGTAGAGCGCAGGCCCTATGACCTGGTAGGGTTGGCTGGAGTGCTCACTATGCCGTCGTTAGAACACCAGAAGAAGCACTAAAAGCGGTAGGACTATGATTTCTATAGTAATTCCCTCAAAGAAACGTTCTAGACAGTCAGAATTCCTGTTGAAGGCTATTCAATCGATCAGAGCTCAAGGGAAAGATATCGAAATCATCGTTGCAGTCGATGAACTCGAGTTACAGGAATTCGCCGGCGTGAGGTTCGTTCAGGGGAACGGCGGACAGGCTCACGCCATGAACGCGGGCGTACAGGCCACAGGAGGCGATTACATCGGCTTTCTGGAAGATGACGACAGCTGGAGCCCTGGAAGGCTAGAGGCCGCCCTAGAGGCTCTTAATGATGCTGACTTCACGTCCTGCACTCAGCTTGAGGTCGACCGAGATGGGAGAGCAATCCGGATAAACGACTTTCCGACCCCTTCGGGCTGGCTCATGAAGCGTCAGGTCTGGGAAGTGGTCGGGCAATTTAATCCTGACTATCGCTACCACCTCGATAACGAA